TACACGAAGATTTAATTATAGAAGGCCTAAAGATATATGGCCAAGATGTATTTTACTTACCACGAACATTAGTTAATCAGGATTTAATTTTAGGTGAAGATGTACTTTCTAAGTTTGATGATTCATATTTAGTTGAAATGTATATTGAAACAACCGAAGGCTTCCAAGGTGAACAAGAATTAATTTCTAAATTTGGTTTAGAAATAAGAGATGATACAACGTTTGTGATTGCAAAACGAAGATGGCAAGATCAGGTTGATAGTAACGCAACATTAATTAAAGAAGGAAGACCAAATGAAGGTGATTTAATTTATGTACCTTTATTTAACTCTTTCTTTGAAATACAATTTGTAGAAGATCAGGAACCATTCTTTCAAATTGGTAATTTACCTGTATATAAATTACGAGCTACTAAATTTGAATACAGTTCCGAAAGAATTGATGGTACTATACCTCAAATTGGTGAAGCGGAAGATAACTATTCACTAGATCAATTAAGATACCAAGTTACTTTAGAAGATGGTACAGGTTCAATATTACTTGAGTCTTCAACAGGTGAAACAAACTATATGATAAGTGAAGACTTTAATATTGCAACGCAATCAAAAGATTACGCCGATAACTCAACTTATGAATCAGATGCTGGTTTTGGCACAACAAGTACAGCAGATGATATATTAGACTTTACAGAAAGAAATCCTTTTGGTGAAGTAGATGAAGGATTTTAGACATGTTTGGAAAACACTTTTACCATGAATCACTAAGAAAAGTTGTTGTTGCTTTTGGTACAATTTTTAACAACATTATTATCCATAGAACAGATAGTAATGACAATGTTGTACAATCTATTAGAGTGCCTTTGGCTTATTCACCAAAAGAAAAGTTTTTAGTAAGATTAGAACAACAAGCAGATTTAACAAGTAAAGAGTTTTCAATATCTTTACCTCGTATGGGTTTTGAAATTGCAGGTATATCTTATGACGCAGGTCGAAAACTACAAAAGATAGGTAAGTTTAGAGCTGTAAGAAGTGATAGAGGTGATGTAATGGATTATCAATATAATCCTGTGCCATATAATATATCATTTAATTTATATTCATTTACCGCTACTGCCGAAAGTGGTTTACAAATTATAGAGCAAATACTACCTTATTTTCAACCTGATTATACAGTTACAATTAATACAATACCAAGTATGGGTATTAAAAGAGATGTTCCTATTATTTTAAATAGTGTAAATTATGAAGATACTTATAATGGTTCATTTACACAAAGACGTGCTGTAAATTATACATTAAATTTTACAGCAAAAACGTATCTATATGGTCCTGTTTACTCACAAAGAGTTATTAAAAGAACACAAACAGATATATATTCAGATACAGAATCAACTGAAAAAAGAGAAGAAAGAATTGTGGTTGTACCAAATCCAACTAACGCAAGTTCAGATGATGATTTTGGATTTACAACAACTATAACAAACTTTTCGGATTCTAAAAATTACGATCCGTCAAGTGGTACTGACAAATAGTTATGAGTATAGATGATAAAATAAATGAAGCACTTGGTATCTCTACACAGGAAAAACCTGTAACAAAACAAGTTGTTAAAAAAGAGTTTACTCCTCCTGTTCCTAGAATGGAAGATAAAAACAAAGAGGATATAGATAACGACTACAAATACAGTAGAGAAAATTATTACAATCTTATTGAAAGAGGCCAAGACGCCATACAAGGCATACTTGATATTGCAAACGAAAGTCAACACCCTCGAGCCTATGAAGTTGCAGGTAATCTAATTAAACAAGTTGCTGATACAGTTGACAAGTTACAAGATTTACAAGGCAAACTTAAAACACTAAAAGATGTTCCTAATAAGACAAGCACAAATATTAAACAGGCCTTGTTTGTAGGTTCATCAGCAGAGTTACATAAAATGTTAAAGAACAAAAATACACAGGTTCAAAGTGAAGAAGATATGACATTTAATGAAAATAATAGGGATACAAGAAATGATCCTTTTAGAGGCACTACTATTAAAGGTAAAGATTAATGTCCGAAGCATATTTAGGTAACCCAAATCTTTACAAAGCAAATCTCAAACAAGAATATACTGAAGAACAAATAAGAGAGATTGCTAAATGTATGGAAGACCCTATACATTTTGTAAAGACATATACTAAAATTGTAAACATTGATGAAGGATTGGTTCCTTTTAATATGTATTCTTTTCAGGAGAAAATGGTTAATACATTCCATAATAATCGTTTTTCTATCTGTAAACTACCTAGACAATCAGGTAAATCAACTACTATTATTGCGTATCTATTACATCAAGTTATATTTAACGACAATATCAATGTGGCCATACTTGCCAATAAAAGTTCTACTGCTAGAGATTTATTAGGTCGTCTTCAACTTGCATATGAAAACTTACCTAAATGGTTACAACAAGGTGTCTTAAACTGGAACAAAGGTTCACTTGAATTAGAAAATGGCTCAAAGATACTTGCAGCTGCAACATCATCATCTGCTATTCGAGGTGGTTCATTTAACATAATATTCCTTGACGAGTTTGCTTTCATACCTAACAATATATCTGAACAATTTTTTAGTTCAGTATATCCTACAATTTCTTCTGGTAAATCTTCTAAAGTTATGATTGTATCTACACCACATGGAATGAATATGTTTTATAAACTATGGAATGACGCAATACATGGAAGAAATGATTATAAACCTATTGAAGTACATTGGTCAGAGGTGCCAGGTAGAGATGATAAGTGGAAAGAAGAAACAATAAGAAACACTAGTGAGGCACAATTTGCTACCGAGTTTGAGTGTGAATTTGTAGGATCAGTTGATACCTTAATTAATCCATCTAAGTTAAGAATGCTATCACACAGTACACCATTAGTTTCAAACGCAGGTTTAGATATGTATGAACGAGCAGAAAAAGGTAAAGACTATGTTATGACCGTTGACGTAGCTCGTGGTACGATAAGAGATTATTCAGCCTTTACTGTATTTGATGTTTCAAAAATGCCTTACAGAATGGTTGCAAAGTTTAGAGATAATGAAATTAAACCTATATTATTTCCACACACAATAGAAAAGGTAGCAAGAGAATACAATAATGCTCACGTTTGTGTTGAGGTAAATGATTTAGGACATCAAATTGCAGACGCTCTACAGTTTGAATTAGAATATACAAATCTTTTAATGTGTATGATGAAAGGCCGTGCAGGTCAAATACTTGGTGGTGGTTTTTCTAAAAGAGGAACACAGTTAGGTGTTCGTATGACCAAACAAGTAAAACGTATAGGTTGTTCAAACTTAAAATCTTTACTTGAAGGTGACAAGATGATTATACCAGATTTTCATACTATACAAGAATTGTCAACTTTTGTAAGACGAGGTAGTGGGTGGCAGGCTGAAGAAGGTTCTAATGATGATTTAGTTATGTGTTGTGTCATATTTGCATGGATAACAAATCAAAGATACTTCAAAGAAATGACGGACCAAGATGTACGTGCTAGAATGTATGAAGAACAACAAAACGCAATTGAACAAGATATGGCACCTTTTGGGTTTATGAATGACGGTTTAGATGATGATAGTTTTCAGGATGACTCAGGAGAACGATGGACACCAGTAACCGTGCGAAAAGGCGAAATATTATAAATATAAACGAGATTAATGATACCTATTAGCTAATAAGAGGAGAACAACATATATGGCATTTCAAGTTTCACCAGGTGTTGTCGTACAAGAAAAAGACTTAACAAACGTAATACCAGCAGTAGCTACAACGATCGGTGCTATTGCAGGACAATTCTCACAAGGACCAATGGATGAAGTAGTATCTATTGCTTCTGAAAAAGAATTAGTTGAAACATTTGGTAAGCCTGACTCTAACACTTTTGAATACTTTTTTAGTGCTGCAAGTTTTTTACAGTACTCATCAAGTTTAAGAGTTGTACGAGCAACAAATACAGGTGCATTTAACGCTACTGCTAGTGGCGGTGGTGCAACACTAATTAAAAATAATTCAGATTATGATGACGGTTTTACGCCAGACGGTTTATGGGCGGCTAGAACTGCAGGTGCGTGGGGAAATAATATTAAAGTTTCAATATGTCCTAACACAGCATCAGCTTACGAAAATACTTCAGCAACTACAGTAGATGACACTTCAACAGCAGTTGGAGATACAACAATTACAGTAGATGATGGTTCAGCATTAAACGTAGGTGATATTATAAACTTTGGAGAAGCGGGTGGATACGAATACAGAATTACTGCAATTGCAACAAATGATGTAACATTCGTAAGACATCCTTCAGGTACAGGTGGTTTACATACTGCTGTAGCTGACTCTTCAACAATAAGAAGAAGATGGAGATACTATGATCTAGTATCAGGTGCTCCAGGAACATCAGCATACACTTCAGCAAGAGGTGGATCAAATGATGAAATACACGTAGTAGTGATTGATGAAGATGGTGGTATTACAGGTACTGCTGGGGAAGTATTAGAAGTATATGACTCAGTATCAGTAGCAGGTGATGCTAAAACACCACAAGGTGATTCAAACTATTACAAAGATGTAATCTATAACAGATCACAATACATTTATTGGACTGCTCACGAGTCAACAGGTGCAGCTGGTAATTGGGGTGATCCTGCTTTAGGAGTAACATTTACTGCTGTTTCAGCTCTTAATGACGCAAGTCTAAGTGGTGGTGCTGACGGATCAGCAGCTTCAGTTGCAGAATTAAAAACTGCATATGAAAGATACCAAGACGCTGATACTGTAGATGTAAACTTAATTATTGCTGGAAAAGGTGACGCTACTCATATAGATAACCTTATTACAGTTGCTGAAAATAGAAAAGACGCAATTGTTTTTGCTTCACCTGAAAGAGGTGACGTAGTTGGTATTACAAGTTCAACAACACAAACAACAAACGTTAAATCTTTCTTTGATGGTATTAGATCATCTTCATACGTTGTATTTGATAGTGGTTACAAGTATACTTACGACAAATATAATGACGTGTTTAGATATGTACCATTAAATGGTGATATTGCTGGTTTGGCTGCAAGAACAGACTTAATCGCAGACTCATGGTTCTCACCTGCTGGTTTCAACAGAGGAGTAATTAGAGGTGCTGTTAAGTTAGCATACAACCCATCAAAAACACAAAGAGATGAGTTATACAGAGCTAGAATAAATCCAGTTGTTACTTTACCAGGACAGGGAACTGTTCTATTTGGTGACAAAACAGGTTTATCTACTCCAAGTGCGTTTGATAGAATAAACGTTAGAAGATTGTTTATCACTTTAGAAAAGGCAATCTCTACGGCTTCTAAATTTCAATTGTTTGAGTTCAATGATGAGTTCACAAGAGCACAATTTAGAAATATCGTAGAACCATTCCTAAGAGATGTACAAGGTAGAAGAGGTGTAACAGACTTTTTAGTAGTTTGTGATACTTCTAATAACACTGCTGATGTCATTGATAGAAATGAGTTTAGAGCGGATATATTCGTTAAACCTAACAGATCAATTAACTTTATACAACTACAATTCGTTGCGACAAGAACAGGTGTTGCATTTGAAGAAGTAGTAGGAGCGTAGGAGGAATCATGCCAAATATAAATGACTTTAAAGCTAAGTTAAGAGGCGGCGGCGCTCGTGCTAACCAATTCAGAGTAACAATGCCTTTCCCTGGATATGCTGCTGTGGGTGGGGAGACTGAAACTATGTCTTTTTTAACTACATCAACATCTTTACCAGGTATGACAGTAACGGAAGTTGCTATTCCATTTAGAGGTAGGGAGTTATATGTTGCAGGTGATAGAACATTTGCTACATGGACAACTACTATTTTAAATGATACTAACTTCTTAATTCGTAACGCATACGAAAGATGGTTAAATGGTATCAACAATATGTCAGATAACGAAGGATTAACAAATCCAGTAGATTATCAAGTTGACGCTTTTGTTGATCAGTTAGACCGAAATGGTAATGTGATTAAATCATATACGTTTAGAGGAATGTTTCCAACAACTTTAGACGACATTGCGTTATCTTATAGTGACAATAATACGGTAGAATCGTTTACTGCCACTCATAGATACCAATACTTTGAAACAAATACTACTACTTAATACTCTTATAAGTATTAATAGTAATAGGAGAAATTAAATTATGGCTGAACTGTTTGGGTTTAAGATAGAGCGTTTAAAAGAACCCTCTACCGATCCAAGACAAAATATAGTTCCACCTCAAGCGGAAGACGGTACACAAACCGTCCCCGCTGGTGGGTTTTTTGCGTCTTATGGAGGTTTCGATGCTACGGCACGAAACGAATTAGATTTAATAAGAAGATATAGAGAAGTTGCATTGCATCCAGAGTGTGATCTTGCAATAGAAGATATAGTATCTGAAGCAATTGTATCAAATGAAAATCAACAATCTGTACAACTGGATTTAAGTAAAATAGATTATTCAGATTCTATTAAAAAAAGAATACGAGAGTCTTTTTCTGAAGTGTTAAAGTTATTAAACTTTGACATTAAAGGCCACGACATCTTTCGAAGATGGTATGTGGATGGTAGATTATACTATCATAAAATTATTGATAAAGACTCACCAAGACTAGGAATTACTGAAGTAAGATATATTGATCCTAGAA